GGGAGAGAGGCAGCTACTACTACTGGAACTGCAATGAGGCTAAAAAGGTTGGGCACAAAATTAGAAAATGCTACATCCACCTCGCAAAGCGTGGTTCCACATTTCAGTGAAGCTTGTGGGTGGCTCAAAGTGTTTAAGATGCAATGTCAGCATCCGAGTTGCCCCGTGCGATGTTTGCACGGCCAGCCTCATAAACTGGTCGGTGGAGGCAACGTAAACATTATAAAGAAAGGTGATTAGAACCTGTTACGAGTTCAAATATCATACTCAGGGTTTTCGTAGAGATCGCGAAGCTCAATCTCTTTCTTGAGCTTATCGTTTTCTATCAAAAGTTCAGCCAGTTTAACCATTAGATCCTTCTGGGAGCACTTTTCGAAGGACGATTCGGTCTCCAACGGCTGTGATGTCAATGACTGTTCCTTCTTTCCACCCCAAGGCTTCAAGAAACTCATCAGGGAATTCAAATAAGAGGTTACCTTCTTCATCTTCGGTGCATTCAGTAATGAACGAGGGGGTGTCAAGTGGCATTGTTTTCCACAATTATGTAGTCTTTAGTAGGGTTGACCATTAGCAGGTCCATCCTGAGTTGATTGATTTGAATACGGTCAAAGTTACCATTACCGGATTCTTTAATGAGTTCCTTACCTTCCGAAGTAATCTCGTAAAGACTCAATGTACCTATCGGAAAGTGTCTAGGTGGGATCACTTACCACCTCCAAGATACAGGTGTCTTTCATGTCTTCACCTTCTTCGTAAAGAGAGCGGGTGGCAGCACCTACAGTTAGGAATGGTTTACCTTGTTCTGTCCAACTCCAACCATCCCAAAACTGGCCTTCAGGGTTGATAACAAGGAACATGACCTCAAAACTCACTGGGAGTAATATAGCACCCCCCGCTAAGAGTAAACTCAGTTTAAATACGACTGCAGCAGGTATTGGTCGGTCAAAACCACGCTCGACATCGTTTGAAGCTGGTTACCTACGCCGACCAAACGTGGGTCGTGTTTGTGCTTTTCGCAGAATGCGTAATATACTGCAATAGTTCCACTCAAGGACATCACGTAATCGAGTGTCAGCTCTGCTGTGGAGTGACAATCGTAGTATTCCATTGAAATGCCAGGACCTTTGAAAAGGTCAAACTCGGCGGTGAATCCACAAGCACGAAGTTGCTCCACGAGGGGATCCATTAACTCCCCGAGGTCGTTATACACTCTCTCGAAAAGAAGATGTGCTTCAAAAAAATTTTGACCCCTCACATTCCAGTGCGACAAACGGGAAACGATCGTCGCATCGTTGAGGTATTTGACAATTTTGTTCGAAAGAACCTGAAACTCCTCATTCATTGGTTTTACCTTTGATATCAGTTTTTACCCCGGTCGTAACGCAATTTACCACTTTTGACTTTGGAGGCAAGACGGCACTGAATAATATGCTCTTTGAATTGCTGAGAGTCACAACCGTTTTCTCCGCAACCCACGACATTTCCACACATTGGGCATGTGTGTAAAGATCTCAGGTAGTCTTCATCCATAAGTCAACCTCCGCTGAACGTCTGCGTCTTAATCCTGCCTCAAAAGAGGAACCAGGGTTTATATAAAGCATTAATGCGGATGGTACTTTCTGTAACCAACCGGGAGTACTTAAGGCTTTAGAAATGGTGTAAAAACCAGAGTTGCCGTAGAAGTTGGCACCCAAATTGTAGGCAAAAGAAATAAGAGCTGCCTTTTGATTGCTGTTTAGTATGCCCCAAGTTGGGACGGTTTGAGAGAGCCTTGGGTTAATATGTTTGGAGATGTGGTCTTCCAAAAACTCCGAAGCTTTCGCTCTAGAGATTTCCGGATCCTCTTCCGAGACTTTACTCCCATCGGGGTAGTATGTTGTCCCAAAACCGATCGTCCAAACTCCTGCCGGACATAAGTAAGGTAGTGGTTCGAAACCTTCGAACTCTGAGATTATTTCTACCGCTCTTTCTAAGCAGTTTGTACTGCCCGGTTCCCCACGGTAGACTTTGACCCAATCTGCGTCATCGTTCATAACTTCAGACACTGTGTTCTGAAGCAAGTCTACTGCTGCTCTATGGTCCGGGTTGTTACGGTCGTAGTAATAGAAAAAATCTCTGAGTTTTTCCGGATTCCAGGAAGTCATTGTAGTTGGGAGTAAAGTTCAACAGAGATAGAGTCTCCGTTTTGTTGTACTGCTAAAAATTGATCGTCTGGATTATAATTTGCTAGCGACTCTGTAAGTTTATCAGCAAACTCATCGGTGGATTCTAAGTTAGGGAACAAGTCAACGAACTGAAACACTTCAGTCCATCCGAGAAAATTGCAGTTTTCGCTGTCATAGAAGTGACAACCTCTCTCGCCAATGTGACTCTGAAAAGATTCTATCAAGTGTCTCATTCTAACTCCCCTCAGTATTTGATTATCCATTTGCCTGACTCGTTTTCCGAAATAACGAAGGGAAACTGTTTCGGTTTGCTGTTTCCTGGGGCATCGTAAAAGACTCCTCTGAATTGTTTGCCGTCTTCCGAAAGTAAGTAGTTATTGGCAGAGTTTGGGGGGTTACCGTCCATATCTGTTACGTTGGTAACTCCGTCAAGATACACAGAAGAAATAATTTTCTTCATGAAGAGTTCCATTTTTTCGCTGATTGGGTCTGGTTTAGGGGCAGAAGGTTCCTCCTCTATGACCTCATCTTCTTCGAGGATTTCTTCAGCGAAGTCAAAATCTTGCTCGATTTCATAGGTGAGTTTCCCTGCAGGTACCTCTAGTACACTGCTCGGGTCTGGCCACTTCTCAGGGTCCACGCATAGTAAAGCGTCAACTACTTCGCAGTAGTCCTCGTAAGTGGCGTCAGGCTCCAGATTTACTCTGTCGATTAACTCGAGCATAGAGACTTTGCCGTCTGAGAACTCGTAACGCAAGTTCTCTAGATAAGATTGAGGGAAACTACCAAGATCCCCTCTTGTGGTAGACCACAATAAATCAGTTACCTGACGAGCTTTTTCCGAGAAAGATTGGTCTTCACCGAACTTAGGGTTACGATCGTAAACCATTAGAGTAGACCCACTTACCCGATTATTATACCCCTTTAAGCGGTACGGTAAACTAAAATTCTGGGGATTGAAACTTCGGGTTCCTTACTCCCCCAGCGTGTTCAATTTTCGATATTTTTACGCCACGATCCCAATAATGATCAAAGATGCGAACAGAGCTGTTTTCTCGAACCAGATCAATTTCACCCGAGTCGCGACTTACAAACTTGCAGTCATTGGTCAGGTTCTTTACATTTAATGTAGTCAGGTCTACATCTTCTTTCAGAATCAGCATAAGGTTTGTGCGAACTTAACTAACTTTTTATCTTTAACAAGCAACAAGAAAAGGGAGGTTTCCCTCCCTGACATCTTACACAATGCCTTTTGGCATGAAGTGTTTCGACTCTGTTTTTTGTCGCTTGTTATCCTTGGCCTTGTTTTTTACCCAGAGAATGAGGTTAGGGCTCATTTTACTACCCCCACTTTTTCAATGTGCTTGACACCGCGATAGGTTTCAAGGGCAGTATGTTGCTGGGTTGGCCGAGCTTTACGCTCTTGGGTGTCGTACTTGACACCACGGTAGGTAACCTGTGACATAGGATTCTCCGAAATGGGTTAGCATCTCGCGTTCCTTCATCGGCGTTTGCGGGACCCGAAGGTCCTCAACGACCCGTTGCGCGTCGATTACTTCCGCCCCCGAAGGGGTGAACGTAATTCTATTTTACCTTAACAGGGGCATAGTAAACCACAGAACTTGGTAAGTTGCCATTAGATCAGTAAAATTACAAGAATAGGCAGCGATATTGTGATAATCGCTATAACGAAGCCCCCAATCCCTATCAGGGCCAGGGGCATCAATCTGTGAGAAGTCATTAAATTACAGTATTAACCTGAAGGGGGTCTTAACAATGCTGCGATAACTGCACTACCAACAAAGACGCTGACCACTATAAAGATTTCCATGTCAATTAAAAGCATTGAAAATGGATTGGTCGTATGCACAGGAAATGACTTTATCATCTCCTGGGTTATTGAATGCAACAGTGTAAGAGTGCATGGTTAGGGGGGAGAAAACCTGCCCTTAATATAACGGGCAGGTCTATTGGTAATCAACTAGGTTTGGGAATAAACTTATTTAAGCCGGTGTTGTCCCAGACAAGTTGCTCGGCGAGTTTATCTCGGAGTTGATTGATTGCTTCGTCGTCAAACTCAGCAAAGTTCCCTCGTTTATCTACTTTTTTGTAGTAGTGAAGCGCATTCAAAATCAGAGTGTAGTCACTAAGTGTTAATGTGAATGCCCAGCCATCAGAATCTTCCATGGGTTAGTGTTTTCTCAGGGTTTTTAGGTACTCAAGAACATAGCTTCGAATGTACATCAACTCGTGATAGCACTTTTGACCGTGAGCACAACCGCGAAGTGCGGCGTCGGGTTTTTCAACCGACTCAATAAAAAGGTCGAGACCTCTATTAAATTTGTAGTCGTTTTCGTACATTGTCTCAGGAAACATTGATGATTCCGGTCATTCCGGCACCTTTGTGTGGAGCACACCAGAAAGAATAGGTACCTGCTTCAGGGAAAGTGATGTCGAAATTTTCACCTGCAGCAAACAGAAGTCCTTCGTGAGACAGTTCAGGGTGATCTTCCACGACCACATTATGCGGGGGAAGCATTCCGTTGACAAAGTGAACTGTATCGCCAGCAGAGATGGAGATTTCGGGTGGGTCGAAAACAAGGTTACCGTCAACGCCCATTGTTACCTCAAGGGCATGGACTGGCAGTGCCAGAAGAAAGAGGGAAAAGAAACCGATTAGAATCTTCATTTGTAAAATAGTTTCAAAAAAAGTATTATAGAGCAAGGGACGAGTAAAGTTATTCGTCAGTCAAATGATCGGCACAAGAAAGAATATCGCAATGGGGACATTCTTTCTGATTGCCCACCACTTCCTCCCATGCTTTTTCATAGCTACGGTCCCAGTTGGCAATGTAAATTGGGAGGTAAGCATTTAGAGCATGAGTGATATCAGAAACATCACTCGTACGATGGCTATCAATCGCTTCCTTCAGTTCCTGTAGCATGAAACCGACAGTGGTAATGTTGGAGAAGGATTCTTCCAACTTGTTCATTACAGTCCAATTCTTAGTCATTTTTCTGTCGCTCCGTTGTAAGTGGGTTGTAAAATTTCGGGAGATTGCCGCGACACCAAACGAGGGGGCAAAGAACCAACTAGACTGCCCGAGAGGGTACAGAAGGAAAACGCTGACAAACACAGCAATCGGGCCATAGAAGGCAATCGCAGTGTAAGGTTGTCATTTAGAACTTGTATCGTAGTTAGACTTATCGTCGAGTTTTTTGGTTTCTTTCGTTTCCTCACGTGCACGGATTTGAGCATAAAACTCTTGCATAGTCAACTCGCGCTTATTGACCTTGCTGGTTGCAGTGCCAAAGACGACGAACACAGAAGCAATACCAAGGATGCCGAGAGCGGCAACCACGATATCGTTTGATGTGAAAAGATTCCAGGTTTCCATGTTTGAGGTGATTGACTGTACATAGTATAGCGGGTTTAGGGGGCGGGGTAAAGGGCGGTTAACCGGTTGAGGAGGGCGGTAATCCGCTCTATGACTTCCTCAGTTGGTAAGGAGGAGTTGAACCACTCGGCCATTCCTCTCCCATTCGGGAGTACGCCATACAAAAAGACCTCCACGGCTATTATACCGCAGAGGTCGATAAGTAAACTGTAACTCAGCCGATCGAAGGAGCGGTGAGGGCTACAGGAGTTGAAGTGGCAGAAGCCAAATCAAGTGGGAAGTTGTGCTTCCGTTTTGGACTATATCTTCACCATATCCGAAAGGAGTTAGGTGCCGGACGCTAATGGCGTCTTACGTGGAGCGCTCTCCACACCGCCTAGTCTCTGAACCTTCCACCAAAGCGTTGGTGGCTTGGCTGCTGATTGCCTGTTACGGTTTCCAGCAGTTCATCCGGAGTTTACCTTGTCTTTTCAGGCAAGGGCGCCCACAAATCGAGCGTTGCGCTCATGCATACAAGGTTGTTATCGTAAAGGCTCTTTATCCCTTACTTCTTACTGTCGCCAGTAAGTTCAGACTATCTCTTCACCTTTCGGTGCCGGGCATTCGTGGGTGGATTATTGTTGGGACTCACCACCTAGTCGTTAGAGCGGCCAAGGAACTTAAACCCTCCTTGGATTGCTACGGGATTGTCTGCTTGAGAGTTTCCCCGTTTAACCCGGTTAGGAAGCTATGCGAAGCTAACCTCCATACCCAAACCTGCGCGGTTCAGAATATCGGACCAGGTGTTAATCACGTGGCCTTGGCTATCCTGAATGGACTGGTTGAAGTTGAAACCATTGCACTGGTCCCTTGAATTTACCATCTTCAAGGAGTGGACTATATCTTCATCCATTTAGGATGTTGGGCGCTGATCTGGTGTTACTCAACACGCTTGTTGAACCCAGTAGTCTCTGAACCTTCCGCTCAAGCGTGAGCGGCTTGGCTGCTGATTACCCGTTTATGGGGGGCTTCCAGCAATTCACCCAATGTTTACCGTCAAATTGCTAAGACGGGACCCCGATGATTGAGGTTGAAGGCCATCGTGCTCACGCCCAGGGCGGTGAACCAGATGCCGACCACAGGCCAGGCAGCAAGGAAGAAGTGAAGACTACGTGAGTTGTTGAAGCTGGCGTACTGGAAGATAAGGCGACCGAAATAACCGTGAGCAGCAACAATGTTGTAAGTTTCTTCTCCTTGACCAAATTTGTACCCATTGTTCTGGCTTTCCGTTTCAGTAGTTTCACGAACAAGTGAGGACGTAACAAGCGAACCATGCATAGCACTGAATAGTGAACCACCGAAAACTCCAGCAACACCCAGCATATGGAAGGGGTGCATGAGTATGTTATGCTCGGCTTGAAAGACAAGCATGTAGTTGAAGGTTCCCGAAATACCCAGAGGCATTGCGTCCGAGAAAGAACCTTGGCCAAAAGGATAAACCAGGAAGACTGCACTTGCTGCAGCAACGGGCGCGGAGTATGCAACACAGATCCAAGGGCGCATGGAGAGGCGATAGGAAAGTTCCCACTCACGGCCCATGTAGCAGAAGATGCCGATGAGGAAGTGGAAAACGATGAGTTGATAAGGACCTCCATTGTATAAGAACTCATCAAGACTTGCAGCTTCCCAGATTGGGTAGAAGTGCAGGGCGATGGCATTAGAACTTGGTACTACGGCACCAGAGATGCCTTCCATGAAATCCATTCTTCATCTTCATAAGGTATCCAACCCTCTAAAAATGAAGAGACCATAGACCTAAGTGAATAATGAGGAAAACCAGTATTCTTAGACCATGCTTTTGCGGTAGGTTTAGGTCTACCAGATGAAATCCAAATCTTATAGATTTCATCAGCAATAATCCAAGGTTTAATATTTTTTCCTTGTCTCCACTTAGAAACTTTCTTAGCAACTTCAGGGTTTTTCATAGGGTTACTATCACCAGACATTATTGGAAAGTTAGAAGCAAGAGAAACTAATTTACTCTTTTCTACATTTCTAGTCCAGTGATTATCACCAAGCATACCATCCCACTTTTCTGGATTGATTTTTCTTGGATGACCTTTACCTTTTAAATGTTCCCAGTATCGAGGATTTTTATTTCTGGCGTGATTTTTGCCAGTTCCCCAACCTTGTGGTTCATTTGATAAATTTAAACAACCAGGATTTCCATAATGTAGTAAAAGCATTTGCTTTTCAGTTTCTCTTTTTTCAGTACCTTCATTAAAGATTTCTAGGAACACCCAGTCATCTGGATACTTTTTAAGAGAATTATGGAAATGATCGTTTCCTTTAAACTTTCTATGAAAATTTTCTCTTTTATTGAGAGTCATAGCAGTAGAACCCCAATAATAATCTCCGTTAGAAAGTCGTAGTGCTAAGTAAGTTATCATGAAAGTTAGACTATATCTTCATCCTTTGTAAGTATTATATCACAAAGGAGTTGGGCGCTCAAGCCTGTTATTAAGAGGACTAAACCTCTCAGGTAGTCGTTGAACCTTTCCTAGATGTATCTAGGACTTGGCTGCTGATTGGGGTGGTCTTCCCTTCCCAGCAATTCACCCAATTTACTTCTTACAATTACTTGTAAGTGACACCATCTAGATGTTGTTGCCGTACATAAGAGAACCAGCTACCGGCTCGCGGATTCCGTCAATATCGACAGGAGGAGCCGCGATAAATGCCACAATAAAACACGTTGTGGCGGCGAGAAGAGTCGGGATCATCAATGTACCGAACCAGCCGACATAAAGACGGTTGTTGGTAGATGTAATCCATTCACAAAAAGTGTCCCAAGTGTTAGAGCGGGACTGATTAATAGTTGAAGCAGACATTAGTCATAGTAAGTACGTGTGCGAAGAATAACTCAGCGACAGGGAACCTTGCACAAGGAACGTCGCCTACATAATTAGTATATGTTACCGTTCTGACCGTAAACTCCCTGGGACAAATGTTTATTTCTTTTTAGACATCGCTCCCATGTTAGCAGCCAACCAGGACGCTTTCTTTGCTTCTTCTGGGGTCATTTTTCTTCCGGTTTTCTTCAAAAAAGCTTGCTTCAGGGCAGCCATGCGAGTGTTAGTATCACCTTTCTTTTTCAGTTTGGTGACCTGTTTTTCGGAGATTTGTTTACCTTTTGTGCATTTTTCACCTGGCTCTACACCGTAGACGTCTCCGTTAGGCATCAAGCACTGTACAAAGTTATATGCCTCGCCCTCGGAAAAATCAATCCCTTCGGCACACATTGCCTGAAACTTTTCCAGTGCTTCTCCGGTGAAGTAGCTCATTGGTACATCGTTGCTGTAAAGGTTTTTACCCGTCAGACCAAGGGGATTTGATTTCCATTGCACCACCGAGCGACTTCTGCGCCTTCGAACCGTTGGGTTCGTGCTCAATATACTCGAGGTTGGGGTCTTCCTCTGCCCATTCTTCTTGAATCTCCTCAATCTGCCTGTCAACATCTTTCATGATGTCTTCAGTTCTCCACAATACCCAGTCTGAGAGACAATATTTCATTGCCATCTTGACAAAAGCGTTGTTGCGCAGGTGGGGTTTTTTGTCACAGAAACCAAAAAGTATGTCATATATAATGGCATTTAGAATACTGTATTTCATTGCAGTCTCACTCGATCTTTAGGATCAATCCCCTTGCTTTCTGACTTAGGTTTTACCCGCTCAACCCTCTTGGTAAACAGAGACGAACACAGTTCCTTGCTCATACAAGGGGAGAAGTTTGTCGCGCAAGTGTTGATTGTGCATCCGAACACAACCGTGGGTTGCAAATAGGGGTTGCATCGGGTCCCAGGCTTTCGGCCAACCACAAGCGGAGCCGCCACCGTGAATCATGATACCAGCGCGACCATACTTTGCCTCCTGGTTCTCAAGCTCCTCAAGGTCAAAACTATACCACCCAAATGCCATCAGCGTACGGTCATACGAAGGGTTTGACCCAACGTGTTCATAATCTCTGTAGATTTGCCCGAGTTTGTACAACCCTGGTGGAGTATCTGTGTTCCTGAGTTTGTACTGATAGTCGGAACCTTGGCCCCTGGCTAAACAAGGTAGTTCCCAGAGGAGTCTGCCGTCGTGTGAGTAAGCTTTAACCGTTTCTGTAATATCATTGACAATGAGGTGAGTGTCCCCGGCTTTGATGCCGAAGTCCTGGGGTTTCTTTGTTGGCCCAATCATAGCAGTAAATAAAATAAAAGGGGAGCTTGCGCTCCCCCGTGAACTCTTAAAAGAAAGATGTAACCCTCTAGGTTATTGCCGGTAAGGCACCAGGGAAATTATCTTATTCTTCTTCAGAAACTTGGATTTTGACTACGCGAGCATCCCGTTTGGGGATACGGATCGTGAGCAAACCGTGCTTCAGAGAAGCTACAGCGTCGTCCGGGGACAACCGTTGCCCAATCGTAATGTAAGCGTTACCGCGAGGAGTTTCAACAGAAAGTGAGCGGCCTTCGATTTGGACTTTGACCTCAGCAGGGTCAACTCCAGGCACCTCAATCTCTGCAACTGCAGAGTTTTCCTCGCTGGTAATACGGTAATTAAGTGCCGTGTTACGCGAGACTGGGGCCTGTGCGAAGAGCTGTTCAAACTCTGAAAACAGGGGGTTTCGTGTTACAAGGTTAGTCATAGTCTCAGGACCTAAATAGGTAATGGGTGAGAAGAGGCTGTTGCCTCGCACCTATTATACCCGTATCCTCTATCGTAAACCTTTGCACTGAGCTTTTGTTTGCGCTGCTTTCTTAGCAGCTGCGCTTCGGTTCCCGGCACCACTCCTACCGGTTTGCTGTCGTGACCGGTTTTGATCTGCCTGTTTCTGGGCAGGCGTTCTTGGTTGTCTGTTTTGCCTTTCTAGCTTTGCCTGGTCGCATCTACCCTCGAATGGGCGTTTTTGCCCTTCAGCAAACTTTCCACCAGGTAGTTTCTCAGCGTTTGATTGCTTCAGACGGTCCCCAGCTAAAGGTAACTTGCTATCTTTCTCTCCCGTTTTGTAGTTTGCTGGGTTTTCTTTTCCGGGAGGTTTCCCGGTCTCGAAACTTTTCTTCCAGTCTAGTTCTTCAAAAGAAGTTACAGCAGAGGATTTTTTGCTTTCTTTTGAAAAACTTTCTGAGAATGTTTCCGCAACAAAATTTGCCGCCTCTGCTGAGAAACCCAGCGAAGACAGCAATTCTGCGTGCTCTTTTTTCCCGTTTTGGGCAAACATCAGGACTTTTTAGCGTACTTACCCAGGAATCTTTTACCAGTGTTGATAACGAGTTCCAGAGTGGAGTTGGATTGGAGTTTTTTATTCGAAGCAACGTACTGCTCGAACGCAACCCACAAAGCGAAAATCACAGTCCCGTGTGCCTCAAGTAATGCGAGGATTGCAGCAAGAGTCATGGTGTTATTCGTAACTACTTGGTTTTACCCTCGTCACCTTCTATCTCGATTAAGTGGTCACGTAATTGTGTGACTTGGTGAGCAAGTTTTGCCATCGTGGAGAGTGCTTCAGTCAAGAACACTTCGAGTTCATCTCTCGAAAGTTCGTGGAGACGGTGTCGAACCGATAAGACTCGAAACTCTTTCTCCACGGGTAACGGAGATAGTTTAAATTTCTTCGGTAAGTCCATGAGCAATAGCCTGCAATTCGTGAAACTTGTCGGCTGCCCATTCGCGTTCTTCTTCGCTAATGGGTGCTTCTTCTATGTACTGTAGAAGCATTTTCATTTCAGCGTCAGAGAGCCTTCGGATTTGAAATATTAACTCTGGAGAAAGCAGGGTTGCCTTGTGTTCTTCGAAATCGAAGACAAACTCAGGGGTTACCCAATCCTCAGGGGAACTGTCGTAAGAGATATGGTAGTTGTTTGCTGACATTTCACAATAAGCGACTTTCATCTCGTCTATCTCAAGTAATTCAGCAATCTCCGAGTAAGACTTTCCTTTTTTTGTTAGTTCAGCAACTTTGTTCTTGTAGTTAGAGATCCAACGAGGAGTTCTAACCATGCGGGAATAGTCTCTTAATGCATGCTGCACGTACCCTCTGGCTGTATTCCAGGCGTAGGTGCTATACTTTACGTTCATATCTGGGTCATACCTGGTAGCAGCAACGCACAGAGCAAAGTTAGCGATGGACTCAAGGTCATCTCTTGTGAGAGAACCTGTGTGACCACCGGTAAGGCACTTGGCTCCGTGTGCCAGTCTTCCTGCAATCCATTTGTGCTCCTCAACCAACGCTTGTTGCTCAGGGGTGAGTCCCGGGTATCTTTTATAGCGGCGGCGAGTCATTTTAGGCTTCGCACCGGTTTTTTCTTGTGACACCGCGATACCACTCCGGTCCTGGTTGATTCTCGCAATACTTGTTGTCTTTTCCATTGGTCCATCGTGGTAATTTTCCGGCGGTTCGCCCACCTCTTTTTTCTGCCTCTTTTTTACTTTCCGAGGATAAACCGAATAAACCGACCCCCCTCTCCATGGAGGCGGTACCCCCGAGAGACTGCATCCCCTCGGAGAATATTCCGAGTCCTTTTTCTTTTGCAGTGTTTCCTCCTTTGGTACCCCCGAGAGACTGCATCCCCTCTGAGAATATCCCGACTTTTTTACTTTTAGCAGTTAGACCCCCGAGAGACTGCATCCCCTCGGAGAATATTCCGAGTCCTTTTTCTTTTGCGACCCCTCCAGCAATGCTACAGCATACTTTTTTCCACTTGTGGTAGTAGGGGACAAGGTAGGCATACTCCCCTGTTAGGTAGTCTAACTCCCACCCGAATACACAGGGGTGACCGATCTCCTCAGACTGAATAACGTTGTGAGCAGCATGGTCAGACTTCCACAGGGGTGTCGTATCTTCCCCGAGTTTGCAGCGAGGGGTAGGGTAGTGAGCATCCTCCCACACTTCCCCCTCCGGTAGAGTTTCGAATCGGTACTTTATGAGACACTGCTCAATAAAGTCTTTTTGTGTAATCATGCCTCACAAGCCTCACAAGATTCATAGACAACTTCCTTAGGTTTCGATGTTAGTTGTACGTAGTCAGTATAGCCGCCAATGTGCTCTTTGTAAAGCCAAACTTGAGGAACTGTTTTCCAGGAGGGGTCCCAGTAACCTTTTTCTTCTGCTTCTACCTTGGAGATTTCTTTGTATTGAATCCCGTCAGCAGCTAAAGCTTGCTTAAGTTTTTCACACCAGGGGCACTTATCTTTGGATACAACCAAAGCAGGGACTACTTTTTTATTCGTCAGCAAAGAGGACGACTTTAAGTAATATAGTGATTTGAGACCCATCTTCCACGCAGACAAATGCAAACGCATAATGTATGCAGGATCCGACTCAGGGTCTACGAATAAGTTTAGCGATTGCCCCTGGCAGATAAACTCTTGACGGTCTGATGCTTGTCTCACTAACTCAAACTGATCAATTTCTCGAGCGGTTTTGAAGATTTCTTTCTCCGAATCAGTTAAACAGTCGAGCTCTTGAACGCTGCCTTTGGCATTTAGGATTTCTTCCCAAATTGATTCACTAACTCCTTGGTTGCAGAGTAGTTCCTCAAGGACAGGGTTCCGTCGAACGTATGTTCCTTTCGCTTGTTTTGCGACGAAATAGTTTGAGTCGATTGGTTCAATACCTTGGCTAAATGCCCCGGAAATAACAGAGTTAGTCCGAGTAGGAGCAACAGCTAGCAAATGAGTGTGGCGACGACCGGACCCTAAACACCACTCAGGTTCTCCAAACCTTTCGGCAAGGTGTCTTGAGGCTATTTCGGACTCTTCCCGAACCCAACGATGCGCTTCGATGTTGAGTTCGCGAGCGCCAGGAGAGCTGAAAGGTAACCCACGTTTTTGATAGAGTGTGTGTAATCCCATGGTGCCTAGACCTAGCGCCCGACTTTTCTCTGCGAACCTGACAGATCGACCGAGTCCAACTTTGTCTTTTGCTTTGCGAATGAACTCTGAAACAACTGCGTCAAGAAGGTGAATTGCGAGTTGGGGGACTGTGCGTCCTGATGGTGAAACCCAGGACTTGAACTCATCGTAGCGAGACAAGTTCAAAGAGGAGAGAACACAGACGAACGAGTGGTGCTCGTCAGTGTGAAGGAAAATCTCGCTGCAAAGGTTAGAAGTTTTGACTGAAAGACCACGCTCTACGTAGCATTCTGGGTTTTGACGGTTGGCGTTGTCGATAAAAATGAGATAGGGAGATCCCGAAATCATCCGCGTCTTCAATACCTCACCAAACAGTTCCTGTTTTTGGGTGTCTCCTTCAATCATGGACTCTACCCACTCGTCAGTAACGGTTAGGGCAACATTTGAGTCAATGAACTTCCTAGGGTCCCCCTTGCTATGATCCTTTGCTCTAAGGAGCTCTGGGACATCGGGGTGGTCAATCGGTAGATAGACCGCAAACGATCCTCTTCGGACACCACCCTGGGATACAACTCGGGCTGCGAGGTCGTATTGTTGCGCCCAAGGTACGATCCCCGTTGACTTACCTCCGCCTGAGATAGGAGCCCCGGCAGGGCGAACATCGCCCATATAAACACCAACGCCACCGCCATTTTTACTTAGTTGAGCAACTTCCTTAAGGTGAGAGTATAC